CCTTTGTTAAGTCCTTAACTATGCCTACAATAGCCACAGCCAAACCAAACCAAGAAATACTCAAGCCGTAGGTCATTATCAATACTACATTGATGACGGTGATGAAACATCTCAAATCGTTCCATTCAAACTTGTAAGGACTTTCGATATTGAAGAACTTTTTAACCGATTTCATTTTGGGTTTCTCCTTTGCTTTTGATACCTCAATTATACTACTATCCCGGAAAATTGCAAGAACTTTTTCGTACGTTAGACGTACGAAAATTCTGAGAAGTTCGTGAGGAGCCGGCGCCAGCTCCGTTAACGCACTCACGAAATGCGGATAAATGATCCCTCACAATTATCTTCGAGGCAGACATCTGGCTTCTTACATACCCCACCTTCACACTGTGGCCGCGCTTGGCACCAGGCTCAAGTCCGCTTCCTTTTGACGAGAGGAAGACCCCGACCCGTTTTTTTGAAGAAATGAACGTAGTACAAAGAACTTTTTGTCGAGTGGTTTCCCTTTCGACATTATTAGTATAACATATTTGGGAAATAATGCAACTTATTTTTCGTACGTAAGACGTACGAAATTTATTTTTTCTGAAAAAGGGAAAGAAAATTCTTTCCCCCTTTTTTTTGATTAAAAAAGTTTGTTAATTGTTATTGTGGCTTCAGCTTTGTTTACTAACTCATGGTCATTATAGAAATAGATTGCCCCATCGAGCAAGCCGACAGCCGCGCAACCCTCTTCGCCTTCGATACCATCAGTGAGCATATTGTCAGGGTCCTGAAGCTTATTTACTTTGATGAGCAGGTAGGAACCGCCGAAATTGTCAATGTCCAGGAACGCGTCGCCTGCCTTCAAGTTGCCGAATGTAATTTTTGTTTCTTCTCTTGACTTAGTGATAATCTTCATTTTGTAAGTCCTCCTTGATTTGATACCTAAATTATACAGTAAAAAATTATAAAATGCAAATTTTTTTCGTACGTTAGACGTACGAAATTTTGGGAAATAAAAAGGTTGGGATTACTCCCAACCCTCGACTTCCGCAAAAGTTTCTATAAGTTTTACTGCACCCTCGCACTTTTTGATAACAGCCTTGTTATCTTCAATCTGTTTTGTATACTTATCCCATTCGCCTTCCATGGCGTTCCAGGCTTCTTGAGTTTTGGGTTCTGTTTCGTACCATTTTTCTCCGAGAGCTTCCAGGCGCGTATCGAGAATTTCGTTGTCATTCTCGGAAACCGTGACGTTGTAGGTGAGGACAGTTAAAATTTCCTTGTAGTTCTTTTCAGAAACTACTGTTTCTTCTTCGTCGTAAAGGTTAATAATAAGAGTGGATTTCATAAGGCAATTCCTCCTTGATTTGATACTTAGATTATACTCGTAAATTCGGAAAATTGCAATAAAAATTTGAAAATTTTATCCGGAATTTTCGTACGTTAGACGTACGAAAAAACTTCGCAGCTTCCATTTTCGTTTTTATTTTTGGGAAAAATTAGTAGGCCGCGAGGCCTACCAATCGTCCATATCATCATAATTTTCTTCTTCTTCCATACCATTGACGGCGTCCCACCACATTTCAAAATCCCAATCTGACATAAGTTGTGTCCTCCTTGATTTGATACCTAAATTATACTCGATTTTTGGGAAAAATACAACCGACTTTTCGTACGTATGACGTACGAAAAAAACTAATTTGAAAATCGGGAAAATTCCCGACTTTCTTTTTTTTATTTTGTGAAACCTTTGCACTTGAAGAAATTCGGACAACTTGTCCCCGCACAAAATCCTGAAAAATCGCACGGCATATTCGAAGAATAATCTTCGTCTGTGTAGGGCCAATCCTCGTCTATTTCATCGTCTTCCGTAGCTTTGGGAAGTTCGTCTGAAAAATTTTCCGTGATTTCCGGGACGGAAACGGGCATCATTTTCTGTGCGGCAAGTTCTTCAACGAGTTTTGTGAAATTTGTGGTAATAGACATATGGAAAATCCTCCTTGGTTTGATAATACCATTATACTATATACATATTATATGTCAACCCTATTATCCCCTTTTTTCGTACGTTTGACGTACGAAAATTTTGGGATATAAGACGTACGAAAAATTTTTGGAGCTTCTGAAATTTTTATAAATTTCAGAAAAAAGTGGGAGACTTTTAGTCTCCTTTGCACTTGAAAAAATACGGACAGCTTGAGCCTGTGCAATATCCTGAAAAATCACAGGGTGCGTTTGAGGCATAGTCCTCTTCCAGGCTTGCAGGCTCAGCGTTATCGACGCCGAGTGCGGCGAGGATCTCGTCGAGGGTCTTGTATTCGGTGGTGGTGTCTACTCTCATGATGCCATCGGGATTTGTCATAGGTCGGTTCCTCCTGTTTGATGATACCCCATTATACCGCGCCCGCCCGCCCAAGTCAAACGACTTTTCGAACGTTTGACGTACGAAAAAATCCGATCGCCCGAATACTTTGATAATCAAAGTGTTTAGACGTACGAAAAAATCCTCAAAGATTTTTGATGGCTTTGACGTACGAAAAAATCCAGTCAAAATAAAAGCGGTCTAGGTAGACCGCCAGAGCCAGAAGGTATGGCGGTTATACCGCCACGCCAAAGCTCTTATATACTTCTATTGTATCGTTGATATATTCCTTTATGAAGTCGGCGGCTTGCTTGCTTGTCTTGAAGTAGAATGAGCGGTAGGTGTTGTACCCGTCAAGGCTATTTACTTCTATGTCGGCACTGTCTCCGAATGAGTCGATATGAACATCAAATTCAAGGTCATTCCACTTAACAAAAACTCTATGAGTAAAGGGGTTAAGGGCTTTGAGGTAGTAGTCGATGAGGCTTAAATCTGTAGTGATTGTCTCGGCTAAAGGCTCTGTGCTAAAAGGTCTGTAAAGTTTGATTGTAGTTTTCATTTTCATATCCTCCTGATAGGTTAATAGGTTTGTGGTTTGAGGCTTGCGCCCTACCCCGTGGGGTAGGGCTTGCGCCCTACCTTAGAAGAGTTCGATATCCTCGAAGTCCTCGGAGGTGTAGTGAGTATCAGGGTGGAAAGGGATACAGTATTCTTTGAGAACATCATACATCTTCTTGCTTGATACAGCGATGCCCTTTTCTCTATCACCCTTGCCGCTATGTTCGGGGAACTTGTAGGCGTGGCACTTCTCAATAACTTCGAGGAAGTCCTTGACAGTCATAACGATAGGGTTAACAACTCTCAATTCACCGCCTGCGATAGAGCCGTCTTTGCGCTTGCGCTCGGGTACTGTGTAGGTCAAAGCGTACATAATGTACTGTTTTTCGGGCTTGCGGTAGGTATAGAGGTGTCCTATCCTACCGCCGTTGGTTTTGTACTCAATGGGGTAGCGCTTGCCGTCGAGCCAAAAATAGTTATCTATTTTGCCCTGAGCGGCGCAAGCCTTTTTCCTTGAAGTCTTGGATACAAACAGAGCCTCAAGGGCCTTGCCAAAACGCCCGTCATCCTTAGGGTTAGCAAGATAAGACTGTGCCTTTGCTACCCTTGCCATTTCCGTCTTTGACGGCTTGGGCTTTGCTAAAATCTCGTTGATGTGGTACTGAATGAGGTCATAAATCGTAATAGTTTCCATTTTTGGTTACCTACCTTTTATTAGATTTGCAAGGGGTTTGGTTTTGCCTTGCTTGAGTATAGATTACTACATACGACCGAAAATTACACCTATCATTTGCACAAAGAAAAGCCCGGATTTTTAGGAGTTTTTGTGCAATCTGCCAAGAGACACAGGGACTGCTGCTTTGTGCAAATTGCACAAAAAACCTGGGGGTGGGATCTGGGAATTGTGCAATTTGCACAAACGGAAACGGGCGGGGGTGGAAACAATTCCCCCCGAAACGAAATTTTCAATTTCGTTCCCCCCGAAATAAAATTTTCAATTTTATTCCCAAACGAAAATTTGCAACTTACACCAATTTGTTGTATAATATAAATATATAGGAGGAATATATTTAATGAATAGATTACAATTAAACTGGAGCCTCGTACTCCGAACTGACCGCAAGGCCTTCATAGACACTTATCTCAACGAAATCTCATTCGTTCCTAATGAAGACGAACTTTCTATGATGGCTAACTATATACTTTGGGGAAAAGAATCCGAAAACGAAAAAGACGGAAACTCCCGTATCCGCCAAGAAGGCCTTTATATCGAAACTCGTTCGAAAGATTGGACAGATGAACGCTCCGTTTCCCTCGAAGGTCTTCTCGAGACTCCTGGATTTTCGGAGAACGACTTCTCCCACCCCACCTATAAAAAACAAAAAAACGTTTTCTCCCGTGCGGAGGCCCGCAATCTCGCTTCCCCGCAAATCCTCGCCGCCCTCGAAGACCTTTGGCGCCAAATCGACTCAACCGAACTCATCGTCTCATTCTACGAGTTAAACATCAAGAAGAGAAAGACTCCAATCCGCCAAGAACTCCTCGACCGTTTCGACTCGATCGACCTCGACCACTTCCGTGAACGTGCGGCCGCCCTCACACCCCGCAAGTACCTCAAACTTAAACATGAACTTGTAGAGTTAAGGCGTCAACAATATACCTATCAGGACTCATACAAACAAACTATCTTTTCTAAGCCTTCTAACAACTCAATCTACTACAAACCCGAGGAACACTTTGAATTCGGAGACGATATTCCCGTCCTCCCCTTCTCCATTTGTTATAATTCTCCTCTCTACAAGAAACTCTTTAATCCCGAGAGATTCCCCGCGCCCGAAGATTTTACCGAAGAAGAACTTAAAAAAGTTTCTTCAATTTTATGGACTCCCGCGCAGTATACGTTAGAGGCGTTCGATTTTTCTAACCCTAAACATCTCTGTGAACTCTATGAGGCTTTACCTATACTTAAAGAGAAAATTAGAGAAGAAGAACTCGATGAAACCTCTACCCTCGTCCAGTTTTTGAATACTGCGCGGGCCTATGAAAATTTGGCGCAACTCGAGCCATTACATAAGGATATTTTGGATTGGAAGGTTCAAAAGAAATCTAACTCTGAAATCCAATCTCTTATACAGGAAAAATATAATCATTTATACCAAGTTAATTATATTTCTACTCTTTATCATAAAGTATTTGATAAGATTGCGGAGACCGCAAGCTTTCATAAGACTGTTTGCGAGAATTTATTTTTCCCCGAGAATTTCAAAAAATGTAAGGATTGCGGCCGCTCGTTACTTTTAACTGATAGAGATTGGGTTAAAAGAGCTAGGTCTAGAGATGGATTTTCTCCAAGATGTAAACATTGTGAGAAGATTAAGAGGAATTTAAAAGGAGGAAAATAAAAGTGATTTTCGGATATGAGAAAAGGTTTATAAAGGAACTTGGGAAGATTAAAGACCCGGTAGTATTTTTCGGAGTAGCCCGAGTTTTAAAAGTTAATCCTATGGTAGATAAAGATACCCCTAAAGATTTTGCGGCCGTCCTAGAGGAAGTTATTGATGCATACTTTGCGGCCGAGCCAAAGAAACAAAAGGAACTTTTGAATATTTTGAGGGACGCGAATAAGTGTAAGGAGAAGTTAGTAGATGGCAATTATACCAAAGATTCCGCAGAAACAAGCTCTAACTAAGAAATGTAATTGCTGCGGCATTTCAACTTCCACCGACGACTTCGCGCGCACTCACTCTCCCTTTTATCCTGATGGATTTTTACCGATTTGTAATAGTTGCGTCAATCAATTATTAAAAGAACACGAATACGAATGGAGTTTTATTGATACTCTTTGTCAGTATGCGGGGATACCTTTTATTGTAAAGGAATGGACTAGATTAGAGGAGTTAAATGGAATTGAGAAGACTTGGGAGGTATATTCCAAAGTTTTCGCGCAAGATATATACGAACAATTCGGATGGGATGACTACCATAAGCAATATATGAAATTGCGCCAGGCCGGTCTGATCGAGGGAGAGCTACCCCTTATTAACGAACAGTATATGAAAGAACTTAGGAAGAAGTGGGGTTCTAATTATTCTGATGAAGAACTTAATTATTTGGAAGACCTTTATAAAGGATTGTTAACTACTCAGAATGTTAATGGCGCGCTTCAGATAGACCAAGCGCAGAAGATTTGTAAACTATCTCTTGAAATTGATAGTAAGATTCGTGCCGCAGATAAGGATATAGATAAATTCCTTTCTTCTTATGATAAGCTCGTAAAGACTGCGGAATTCACGCCGAAGAATACGAAAAATGCGGTCGACTTCGATTCCTTTGCAGAGGTCGCGCATTGGCTCGAAAAACGCGGCCGTCAGAACAAATTTTATGATGGTGTTACTCGCGATGTAGTTGATGAGACCATTAAGAATATTGAAAATTATAACCAAAGACTCTATATTAACGAGGGTGGTATTGGGGATGAGATTACTCAACGTGTGGAAGCGTTGAGAAATGCTGATAAGATGGAGCAAACTGAAAGTATTTATGGACTCCAACAAAATTATAATCTTGATGAATATGATAATGAAGGTTATAATTTAGAGGACGCCGAGGCTTTCAAACCGGAGGAAGGAGAGGATGAATGAGAAATTTAAGAATGCTGCGCCCGAGGTCATCCAGTTAAAGGATCCAGACGACATCGTTTTTAATAAAAGAGAAAAAATTTATCGTGAAGGTATCGAACTTGAAAAAGGTACTGTTATTACAGAGCCATGGTTAGAGAAGAACGAAGAACTTCTATATGATTGTTGGAATATATTTATGGTATATCCAGATATATATTTGGATATGATTTTGCCGCAAAATTCTAACTTCAATCTCTTTTTCTACCAAAGAATTTATTTAAGAGTTTGTATGCGCTATACCCATATTTTCATAACGGCATCGCGTGCGACCTCAAAAACATTTTTATCTATTTTAGCTAAATATTTACAATGCGTTTTCTTGCCTGGTCATGTTGGGTCTATTGTTGCGCCCAATAAGTCCCAGGCTTCTAAAATTACAAAGCAAAAAATTCAAGAGATATGGCGCATTTGGCCACTTCTTAGAAATGAACTTGAGATTTATAATGGAGAACCACACGCTAATTTTGGTAAGGATTATGTAGAACTCTTCTTTAAGAATGGAAGTAAGTTAAGCGTAGTTGGTGCGCTTGACTCAGACCGTGGTATTCGTACTCACGCTACACTTATCGATGAGGCGCGCGACCAAGACGGGGATGCAATCGCGGAAATCATCTTGCCGCAAATGAACGTATCTCGTCGTACTGCTAATGGGCTTGTAAATAATAGAGAGGCTATCAATACTCAAGTTATCTATGCTACTTCTGCTGGTATTAAGTCCTCTTTTGCGTATGAGGCTCTATTAGACTATTTTGAAGAGTCTATTATTGACCCTGCGCGGGCCTTCACGATGGGGCTTGATTATAGGATCCCTATGCAGCATGGACTTATTGATGCGGCCCATGTAAAGAATTTGAAGATGTCGCCTTCATACAACGAACTAACATTC